CTGCGACCGATCAGCCGCCCTGCCTGGATAGCCACCCTCGAAATGGTAATAGGAATCGTTCTCGCGGACGGGCGCGCCCGTCCGCGTTATCAGGAATCGTTCGCAATAAGGCTCCGTGCCCTGGCTGGGTTTCCTTGACTCCTGTAGAATAGAGACTATACTGAAATATGTTAAATATGAGTCACCCCTTTGGAGCAAGATGATGAGCGAATCAGAGAAGAGAGTGTGCCGAACCCCTGGATGCGAGAATCCCGTGTACGCACGAGACATCTGTAAGACGTGCTACAGTGACGCCGGGCAGAAGGTCAGACGAGGAAGAAGCACTTGGGCTAGGTTAGAGGAACTCGGTATCGTGGGATCATCAAGCATGAAGAGAGTAGGTAAGAGTCCCTTTACTCTCGCGCTTGAGGAAGCCGAGAAGTTGCACCCGGCTCAAGAGGTTCCCGCGCCGCATGATGAGCGCGACATCTGTAGGGTAGTCGATCAATGAGAACGAAGAAGTGCCTCACTGACGGTTGCGAGAACGTCGGAGGAACGCGCGGATTGTGCCTGGCATGTTACCGGCGGTTATTCATGCGAGTAAAGCGCGGTAAAGCGACGTGGAAGCAACTCGTCGCTGATGGACTGGCCGGGCGCGCGCAAGTCTACCGGCACGAGACCAAGGCGCAACGCCGAAGAATAGAAATGGGATCACGTGAGTTGAAAGTGCAATGGGAGCGGTTTCGGAAGAATGCCATGATCGAGAACCGAATGCGCGAACGCGAGGGCCTACCACCCAAGTACCCTGAGTTCGCGTAACGACGCGACCCGCAACCCGGCCTGCCGCCGGGTTTTCTTTTGCGCTGGCCGGGATTTCTCCCCGCAATCTGCGCTATTGCTAGTGTAGAGGTATGCCCTTCAAGAGCGAGAAGCAGAGGCGCTACCTCTGGAAGAACGAGCCCGAAGTTGCGCAGCGGTGGGCCGACGAGGCCCAGTCCGCCGGCTCCCCCCAGGTAAAGAAGTCCTTCGTGAAACCCAAGTACCGCAAGAAGCGCAATGCCGGACGCTAAACTCAGTGCCAATCAGAAGCAAGACTTGCTCCGGCGATATGCCTCCGGGGAGCCGGTAACTCCGATGGCCAAAGAGTATGGCATCTCGGAGGCTTACGCTCGTCGTCTCTGCACGAAGAATATCAACTCCTTCCGAGTGACTAGCGAGAACAAAGAGCAGTCCTACCGCGAGAATCTGAATTGGGCGCTCTCCGCAGTCGGCGAGTTCTTGCGCACGAATCGCCGCCCCGAAACTTGCCCTAACAACGCCGCGTGGTTTCTCTACCAACAGGCTTGCACTGAGCCTAAAGATTTCATGGCGAAAGTCGCCCAGGTCGAGAAGGGCGACGACGGCGAGGCCGAGCGTCTGACCCGCAAGTCTGCGCAGCGGTCCATTGCCGAGATCGACGAGATGCTTGCCGGATTGGAGGTTTCTGATGGCTAAGCGGAAACCGAAGGCCAAGAACGTCATGGAAACCGTCACGCTTTGTGATCAATGCGCGAAGCCCCTCGGCCGGACCTGTGCGAGAACAAATGGGTCGGCTGCGTGTGCCGCCGGTTGTGGTATCGAGGTCGCATACTACGGCACGTCTATCGGCGAGACGCCGTATTTCTTCTGTTCTCCCAAGTGTCGCACCCTGCACCGATTCAACAGAGTAAAGTAAGTCCCCCAACCCGGAGTATGCAACATGAAGCGCTATGTGTTACTGGCCGTTTTGGTTCTCTCTGCTGGTCTTCTTGGTGCGACTCTCGGTTTCAGGGCAACCGAGCAACCGATACTGATTCAGCAGAGTGTCATAGGCAAAGTGAATCAGCCGAACTATGCCGGTATGCAAGCCGTGTGCGTTCGCATTGATGTTGGATACGGAAACGGTTCTGGAGTTCTGGTGACGCGGCGGGTCGGCGACGCGAACCGCGCATTCGTCTGGACAGCAGGGCACGTTGCCGCTGAACTGCGCAATCCAGATGGGACGTTCCGCAATGCAATCATCTTCCAGGAACAGCGCGAGAATGGGCGGCTCGTCGGCACCACGAAGGCTATCGCCAAAGTTATAGCCTACAGCGATGCCGATGTTGGCGACGACCTGGCGTTGCTCGAAATCCAGGAAGATAACCCGACTACAGGTTCAACTATCTTCGATCTCCGGGATGATTATTTGCCGGTGGGCACTGAATTAGTTCACGTCGGCTGCACTCTGGGATTGTACAACAGCGTGAGTCTGGGAATTATCTCGCAAACCGACCGCGATCTCCTAGGAATTGGCATGACGTTCGACCAGACGAGTTGCGCTGGATACCCAGGATCGTCTGGTGGCGGAGTTTTCCTGGCGAAAAGCGGCGAATGTGTCGGTCTCTTGGTTCGCGGTGCCGGACCTGGCTTGAACTTCATTGTTCCCGTTCGCCGCATGTTGGTATGGGCTAAGCAAGAGGGTATTGAGTGGGCCTTGAATCCCTCGATTCCAGTACCGCTTGCACGTGCGCCGACCGTTCTGGAGCGAGTCCCCGCTAAGTGAAAAACTCAACCCCGTTCCATCTTCGCGTTCCCAGGGAAATCCGCGCCAATCTTCGATGGCGGAAGGCCGTACACAAGCGCATCTTAGAAGACCCGGCGTTTGCTGAGGTAATTCGAGAGGCGTGCGCACGCGATCCGCTCTTCTTTATCAATGGCTTCTGTTGGACTTACGACCCCAGGTGTTCACCATCGAAATTGCCGTTCATTCTCTATCAATTTCAGGAACAGGCGATCCTCGATCTCGTTGATGCGATATGCGACCACGACCTACTCGTTGAGAAGAGTCGAGACATGGGTGCAACATGGTTATGCATCATCGCATTGTCATGGTTCTGGATGTTTCGGGTCGGGCAATCGTTTCTGTTTGTGTCTCGTGTCGAAGAGTATGTTGACAAGGCAGGCAATCCAAAGGCGCTGTTTTGGAAGCTCGATTACATTCTCGATAATTTGCCGCTCTGGTTGCGCCCGGTCGGCTACAACAAAGACATTCACCGCAGCAAACTCCACATAGAGAACCCAGAAAATGGATCAGTCATCGACGGCGAATCCACAACCGGCAATGTGGCTAGAGGCGACCGACGTACCGCAATCTTACTTGACGAGTTCGCTGCTGTCGAACAAGGCCACCGCGTTCTATCGTCCACCCGAGACGCCACCAACTGCCGGCTGTTTAATTCCACGCCCGGCGGGACCAACACCGCATTTTACGACATCCGCCAAACAGACATACGCAAACTCCGGCTGCATTGGTCAAGCCACCCTCGCAAGGCAGCAGGGCTCTACACCACAGATGATGCCGGCGCGCTGAAGATTCTCGACTCGGCCGGTTATCCGGCCAGATACGAACCAGTCCTAGACGGAAAACTACGTAGTCCTTGGTACGACAACGAGTGCAAGCGCGCCTCTTCGTTGCAGGAAATCGCGCAAGAGTTGGACATTGACTATCTCGGCTCCGGTTTCCAGTATTTCAATGCTGACGCGATTAACATAGCGATAGGTAAGTACGCTCGGCCGCCGCTTTATGTCGGCGATTTGGAGTACGACGATGCGACAGCGGAACCAATTCGATTCAGGGAGAATCCGAAGGGATGCCTTAAGCTGTGGTGCCTCCTGAATAGAGACGATGATCCGCCGAAGGATCACAAGAGCATTTTGGGGAGTGACGTAGCGGCCGGAACAGGCGCGTCTAACTCATGTGGCGCTGTGTGGGACGCAGCTACGAGCGAGAAGGTTGCCGAATACGCCAATCCCTACGTCCGCCCTGAGCAGTTCGCTAAACAAATGGTAGCACTGGCTCGATGGCTGGGTAACTCTTACATGCTCTGGGAAAGCAACGGCCCCGGCCGGCAATTTGGTTCGCGGATTAAGGATTTAGGGTACGGAAATGTCTACTTGAGTCGGCGTGACGAAGCTCTGTCTGGGAAGGTGTCGGACATTCCCGGCTGGTCGCCAACCAAGGAAAAGAAACTCGTCCTAATGGGCAACTACCGCTCTGCCGTCGAGAAGGGCGAGGCGATCAATCGCTCGAAAGTCGCTCTCGAAGAGACCCTTGAATATGTGTTTGGCCCAGACGGCGGTGTCGAGCATTCACGCGCCAGCAATAAGGCTGACCCGAGTGGCGCTAAATCGAATCACGGCGACCGAGTAATCGCGGACGCGCTGGCGTGGATGGGACTCAGCGAGCGCGCCAAACAACCAGTTCAAGAGAAACCCGAAATACCAGTCGGCAGCCTAGCGTGGCGTAACAAGATGCGTGACAGGTCCAAGGAAAATAGCAACCGGGAATTGGAATCTAGTTGGAGATAGTACCATGATAAATCCGCTCTCTACGAAACAATTCGACCGCCTCCGCAAGTCTATTGAATGGTCGGAAAAGCAACTGGAGTTTCCTCGTCGGAAGCGCGTTGAGGCGATCCGGCAATATATCGGCTCGCACTACGCTGAAGGCGGAGCGCATCGTCCAGTTCCCGTGAACATGCTCAAGCTGTCCGTTGATATTTACGTGCGTCAACTTGCGGCACGCGCGCCGCGAGCGCTGATTAACACCTCTCGCGTGGACTTGAAACCCACTGCCGCGAACTTCGAGCTTGCCGTCAATCAGATTCCAGATGAAATCGGGTTGAGCGCCACGTTGCGAAGATTAGTTGCCGAGGCGCTGTTCTCGGTTGGCATTCTGAAGATTGGTTTGCATACGGTTGGTTCAGCACTTGGACACAAGTACGGCGAACCGTTTGTGGACGACATTACAATCGACGACTACTTTTGCGATGCCTCGGCAAAGCGGCGCGACCGCATTCAGTACGAGGGCAATTCGTACTGGCTCGACTACGAGGAAGTCATGGATGGCGATTGGCTCGATAAGGACGCAAAAGACGGACTGAAACCAGACGAGTACACGATAGTCGGCCCCAATGGCGAAGATCGCGCAGACGGGATTATCAGTAACAGCAGTGCCGATGTATTCAAGGATCGAATCTGGCTTCGTGACGTATGGTTGCCCTCGGAGAAGTTACTCGTCACCTACGGCGTGAAGTCAGAGAAGTTGCTGAAAACGGTAGACTGGGAGCGGGATGCGCCGAATCCGTACTTGCACCTTGGCTACTCCGACGTGCCAGGTAGTTTATTGCCGTTGCCGCCGGTCGCCGTGTGGCGCGATCTTCACGAGTTGGCGAATGCGCTATTCCGTAAACTCGGCAACCAGGCAGACGGCCAGAAATCTGTTCTCGGTTTCCAGGGTGGTGACGAGGAGAGTGTCAATACCTTCAAGAGTGCGAAAGACGGCGACGGCATCAACTACCACGGCGCGGAACCGAAGGAACTTCGGGCGGGCGGCGTTGATCCTAAGACGTTGGCCTTCTATCTCCAGTGCCGTGATTTGTACTCGTACTTCGCTGGCAATCTGGACAGCCTTGGCGGGCTCGCCCCCATGACCCAGACAGTCGGCCAAGACAAACTCTTGGGTGAAGCGGCCGGCGCACAACTGCGAGACATGGCCGACAAGACCGTGGAGGTAGTGCGCGATGTGTTCCGTGCGCTTGCGTATTACGAGTGGAGTGATCCAATCAAGCGCCGCACGCTAGAGAA